TGCGTTCCAAGATAGTGGATGTTGTCTTCTTCGCTCTTTGTATGATAGTGACCGGAAAGAACCGTCTCATATCTTGAGAAGAGTTTTGGATCCATACCATGAGATGCAACTACCGAACCTTTCATCATCTTAAATCCGTTCAGTTCAAGGTGAGACGCAATGATAGGCGACTTCGAAGATTGAATGAACTCCATACACTCGTCGTAGTTCTCGTGAGAGATCCAAGGGAGCATACCAATCGAAAGATTGTCAAACTCAACATCAACAGGTTTCATGTGAATTCGAATCCGTTCGTTTCCACCAAGTATCTCTTCTAACGAGTTGAGCTCATTTGTATTCTTGTAATAAACATCGTGGTTGCCCGGAATGATGTCCATCGTCATATCATACTCATCTAATCGAGATGTGAAAAAGTCATCCACTCGTTTCAGAGCCTTGATGTTGATGTATTTCCGATGATCAAAGAAATCACCCATATGAAGAATTCTCTTGATGTCGTTCTCCTGACAATAAGGAAAGAATACATCCGTAAAGAACTTATCCATGTAATCCATGAATATGTCACTTCCGTTACGCACACCAAAGTGCGTATCATTAATAATCGCAATTTTCATAAAGACCTATACTATACTATTTCAGGCGGTTTGTAAAGACTTTTCTAGTTTATTTTTGGCACGATATTGTTGTTGATACTTTAGGTATCTTTCGCGATGGGGCCCTGGTTTCTTCAATTTCTCTCTCTGTTTTCGGGCTGACTCTCGGGCCCTTTCCGGATGCTCTTTGCGATACTTTCGCCCATACTCTCGTTTTTTCTCTCGTATCTCTTCTTGATTTTTTTGATAATACTCTTCTTTCTTCTTCAGTATCTCTTCCCGACTCTTTTTATAATAATTTCGACACGCCTCTCGTGCCTTTTCTGGATTGTTTTTTCGATATTTTCGACCGGAGATAAGATTAAGATTTCGTATATACTCTGGATCACTGGATCGTCCATCAATATATGACGGATGATCTTCACCACACGGAGGTGGCCAGTGCGCCATAACATTATAATATCTGTCCCAACATTTCTCTTTACGATTTTTGAGAAAAGAAACTTCGAGAGCTGCCATATCATCACAAGAACCTCTTGCGAGTATTCTACGACGCATGTATGGAGGAATCTTCTTTTTAGAAAACGACTCCATTATCGACGATGAGTGGGTATAGCCGTCATCTTCATGACCCTTATGAAATCCAAGATAGAACATCCGATTCTTAGAATCGAACCAAAGATAGACAAACGCTTCGTAATCCACTACGAATAGAAAAGTTCGAGGCCAGACTTACACGAAATCTTCTTCTTCGCGTTCTTCTTCTTCTTTTCTTTCTTCGCCAATTGTTTGAGTTCTGTATCTCTTTGACGAAGCTTCTGTGCCTTCAACCGAACACTATCAATAATACTCCCTGCATTTGCAAAACTATCAAAGTCTGCAAATTGACTTGCATCCGCATGTTCCATGTATCTTTCCTTTATGTCTTGATACTTCTTCTCCTTTTGAATTCTTCGGAGAAACGCATACCAGACAATCTGTGTGAAGTACGCAAATGCATTAGGCAATCCCGTTCGTGTTGCCTTCTCAACATCGTAATTCATAATGGCTTTGATACAATTCTCAACCCCATCCATGACCATTTCCTCTCGATATGTGTAACCACCAAAGTTTGGTTTGCGAGACAATCCTTCTGCAATCTTCAGAAAACACCTTCCGATGTATTCAGGAATCTTAGGATCCTCATTATTCTTTTCTCTTGCTTCAGTTACTAGATTTACATAGTCAACTACCGACTGAGAAAATTCTCTATTGTTCACATAATGTGGCTTATCTTTAGGTTTTATTTTCATAATATAGTACTACTATAACAGAATTTCAGGAAATGTAAAGAAAAAAATTAAAAGGTTGACAAGTTTTAGCTAAACGTGTATAATAGTCAAAGTATAACAAAGGAAAGGAATAGAATCAGTTTTTATCTGGATAGTCCAATCTCTTATTATAGATATCCAAGAGAGCATCAATAGTAGGATCCTTCTTATCAAGATCATAGGAATGTATTTCATCTACCATAGATTTAAACTCATCTTCATCCAATGTTCCATGCAGTTTATCTAAGAAATTATATTTAATGTAATCTCTTTTTAAAGATACAGGTGCTTCTGTCTTTGCAATGATTTTATTGCATTGAAGTTCTATGGGTTGAGGTGGAATATCCTCTTCTTCAAACTCAGGTTGGTACATCCATTTTTCTAATGCTATAATACCACTTCTCTTCTGTTTAATCAAGACCGGAAGATCAAGAAAGAGAACATCGAAGTAAGGATCATAGTCCATCTCTTCAGCCATGATGTAACTTCCGTCTGATAATCTATAAGAATAGATGTTTATGTATTCTGCTCCTTCCATTAGAGCATCTAAGATTGCTTTCCACTCAACATTCATATTGGTACTTCGTATGTTTTTGTTTCAAACTTTTCCTTTGCGTATATTTTAATACGTTCAATGGCGTGATTCAGAGTATAGTTCTTTTTCCTTTTCCAAGAAAGATCATCAGCTATATCAAAAACAGTAGTTGGTTTTCCATCGGTAGTTTTTCTTAGTCCTCTACCTATGGATTGCAAAACTCGTATTTGAGACTTTGTTGGAGATGCAAACACTATGTTGTTCAGGTTAACTATATTTATACCTGTAGAGAACGTACCAACAGATGCAACTATGATTGCGTCCTTTTCTTTTTCAGTAATCTCTCTTATTCGTTCTCTTTCCTCTGCATTGACTGCACCAGAGACAAAGAACACCTTTCTCTTACCCTTTACCTTGGCCTGAAACATTTCATACAGAGGTTTACCATGTTTCTGTACGAGATTGTAAAGCACCAAAGAGTTGCCACTTTGATCGCAAGTAAGGTTTACAATGAACTTATTTCTCTTCTCGTAGGATACAATGTAATCGATTTCATCAGGATATTTGAAAGATTTTACGATCTTTCGTGATTCATCCGGATACTTCAGAACTAAACATTTGATGTTCAATTGAGCCAGAGTATCCGAATCCATCAACTCCTTTGTACTTGTGACTTTGTATTGAGGCCCAAAGTTTCCTTCTAACACAAGTTGGTTGACCATCGCATTGTCCAATGTTCCGGTAGTTCCGATACGATAATCTGCATTGACCAAACGATTCATGATCGTAGTCAGACTCTTTGCTTTAAACGTATGAGCTTCATCTCCAATCACCATACCATACTGAAAGAACCATTGAGGTGGCAGTTTGATTGCGCTTTGCCAGGTAGTAATTACAACCGATGCATCAAAGTTAAACTTTTCCTTTCCGGAATAGATTTGATGTACTTCCTTCTCTGCTTCGAAGTATGGATCGTTTTTCGAGTAGTTCTCAAAGTCTTTTGACATCTGTACCACCAAAGAAGTAGTCGGAACAACTATCAGAGAAATCAATCCCTTATCAGAATGATCAAGAAAGTAACGAACCAAAAGATATATGATAAGTGATTTACCTGATCCTGTTGGAGACAGGAGAATGCATCTTTTATTGCTAACAGCATGCATGAAGGCATCCAGTTGATAATCCCGAGGATCAATAGACTTCCCGTTGATAGAAATATCAGTTTCTTTGACGTACTTTCCGAGATCATCTATTTGTGGCCATTCCTCGTGTTGCAGCTGAGTTGCGTCAAGAACATATCCTCTTTCCTTTGCAAACTCCTTTGTTTGATTGAGTAGTCCATAGGGAAGTTGTTGAGTTCGTAGATCGAAGAGTCTTATCTTGCCATCCCAAAATTTATTGCGGTAGGCCGGCATGAATTTATATCCATCCGCAAAGAAGGTATAATACTCATAGAGCTCACGAAGTATTCCGGAGTCTTCCGACTCGATGATTAACTTCGCTTCGTTTTCTTTAGAAACCTTTAGCATTACATTCCAGATGTAAATTTCTGAAATTCAAGAACATTTTTAATGGACTGGTGTTTCCACTTAATGTTGTCAACGATCTCTCGAAGAGTTTCCTCTAACGTTTTGAAATAGACTATCCGTTCCTCACTTTTTTGTAGATCCTCATCGGATTCAAAGAAGTAGTGAAAGTCAGACTTCAGAACTTTGAGTCCATTAAACGGATCATATGGCCATCCATACTCCTCGATCTTTTCCTTTGAGAGTTTACCCGAGAAGTGTAACCATTTATCACGCAACAGAATTTTCTGAG